ATTCATTTCTAACTCCCATGACAGATATCATATTAAAATCAGGTGGTACAATAGATAAGTACATGGGCGATTGCATTATGGCGTTCTGGAATGCACCACTAGACTGTGCCGATCATCAAAAGAAAGCAATACTTGTTGCAAAAACTATGAGAGAAAGAATGAAGAAGTTAGACTTAGGTTTCAACATAGGTATCGGTATCAATAGTGGTACGGCAGTCGTAGGTAATATGGGAAGTGAACAAAGATTTGACTATTCTGTATTAGGTGACGCAGTAAATCTAGCAAGTAGATTAGAAGGTCAAAGTAAAGAGTTTAATACAACGATTGTAATAGGTGAAGACACATATAAAAATGCAGAAGAATTACATAAAAGAATGTATAAATTAGGTAGTGTAACCGTAAAGGGTAAAACAAATAAGGTTAAGATATACTCAATTAAATGATATAAATAGTAGTATGGCAACGGTATTTGATAAGATATTAGACACTACAACAGGTCCTAAATCATACAACTGGTACAGAAAAAAAGTATCAGATATGACAACACCTGGTGCAAGAAGTTTAATTAGAAAAGGTAAAGCTACATTAAGACCTAAGTATGGTGTTATGAATCTTTTTGGTTATGACCCTAAACATAAAGATAGACTACCTTACTATGATACTTTTCCATTAATATTTCCTTTAGAACCAGCAAAAGGTGGTTTTATAGGATTAAACTTTCATTATCTACCACCTCTTGCGAGAGTGCGATTTTTGAGAAGTTTAGCAGGAACAGCTAGTAATAAAAAATTTGATAAAAGTACAAGATACAATATTAATTGGCGAAACAATACTTTTATGAAGAAGACAGCAAAACATTATTTGTTCAATCATGTAAGAACATCATTTTTGAACATCACAGCAGATGAAATGGCGATTGCAATATTTCTACCTGTTGCAAGATTTAAAAAAGGAAGTCCGTACTAATGGCAATTTTTAGAGCAGGTAAAAGAATAGGTCCGTTTGATATACGAGGTGGTATAGGAAGAGGTGACTTTAAGTCTAGTGCTTATCATAAAACAGATAGAGATCCTAGATTTAAAATGCAAGCTAATCCTGAAAACACTATTGGTCGTTTCAGAGCAGCGATGGCTTCAGCAGAGGGTTATTCAAGACCTTCAAGATTTGCAGTAAGAATATTTCCACCTAGTAATTTACATCAATTAATTGCTAATCAAAATGAAACTACAAATGCAGACGGTGTGACTTATGATAATGAAATGTACAATGGCACTGGTCAAGTTGCAGGATTAGTTGATGGTGGTGTAATGAATTCACTAAATCAAACTATTGGTAGACAACTTAATATACATTGTGATTCAGTCACAATGCCTGGTGTAGATTTAACAACACAAGAGATACAGTATGGATCAGAACCTACTAGAAATATGGTTACAGGTCATCAATTTGCTGGTAATATAGTTGCTACTTTTTATGCAGATAAATATTTGAGAGAAAGACAATTCTTTGAACAATGGCAAAAACTTGCAGTAAATACAATATCACATAAGGCAAACTATTATAACAATTACATTGGTAAAATGCATATATACCAATTAGGTGCAGATAGTGAACAAGATAGAGATATGCCGACTTATGCTATTGAAGCAGTTGATGTATATCCTGAAAAAATAGGTACACTAGATTATAGTTATTCTTCTACTAATGCTGCTAACAAGATAACTATTGAGTTCTCATACAAACAATGGTTTAATATGGGCCAAGAAAGTGCAAGAGGACTAGAGTTTGGTCATGCAATGCAGACAGCAGCTAACGTTAAGGCAAGAACACCAGGACTATTTGGTAAACTACCTCCTTCTCTACAAAGAGCAGGAAAAGACATATTCCAACAAGGGCGAACAGTATTGAACCCGATAGGAAGAATATTTAAGGGGAAAGTTTTCCCACCATTTACATAATTTTATATAATAAAGGAGGATAAATTATGGCGCTACCTAAACTGACAACTCCAACATATGAGTTGGAAATACCATCAACAGACGAGAAAATTAAGTATCGTCCGTTCTTGGTAAAAGAAGAAAAGATATTAATGATGGCAATGGAGAGTAAGTCAAGTGCTGATATTACTCAAGCTGTTAAAGATATTGTTATGGAATGTACATTTAACAAAGTAAATATAAGCAATATGCCTATGTTTGATGTTGAGTATATATTTTTAAGTATTAGATCAAAGTCTGTGGGTGAAGTTTCTAAACTGAAACTACTATGTCCAGATGATGGTAAGACTTATGCTGATGTAGAGTTAGACTTAAACGAGGTTAAAGTTCAAGTCGGTGATGATCACACTAATAAGATTGAATTAACAGATGATATGGGATTGATTATGAAGTATCCTACTATTGATTCTTTTAGTGAAACAGGTATTAGAGATATTAATCCTAGCAATATGCTAGATGTTATAAGTACTTGTATTCTACAAATTTATGAGAAAAAAGGTGAGAAGACTTATGATCCTAAAGATCAGACTAAAAAAGAGTTAACGGAGTTTATTGAACAATTAAATACTAAACAATTTAAGGATGTACAAAAGTTTTTTGAAACAATGCCTAAATTGAAGCATGAGATTACAATAAAGAATCCAAAGACTAAAAAAGAGAGTAAGGTGACACTAACTGGACTAAACGATTTTTTCGGGTAGCCCTTTCACATGATAGTTTAGAGAATTATTATAGTACTAATTTCTCTCTAATGCAACATCATAAATATACTCTCGCTGATTTAGAGAATATGCTACCTTGGGAAAGGGAAATATATGTAGATATGTTAATCACATATATTAAGGAAGAAAACGAAAAAGAACAAAGAAGACAACAACAAGGAAAATAACATGGACTTTAATAACGATGGCAAGATAAGTTTTTGGGAGATGTTCCCATATTGGTTTGATAAGTTAAGAGTATTCCCTAGAGTATTCATAACGGTATATATTATAATGTTCTGGCGAGTGACCGAATGGTTTATGGCACTAGCAGAACCTAACAACGCACAGGCAGGTCTCGTATCTGTTGTAGTAGGTGCTGGGGCAGCATGGTTTGGGTTATATTGTAATTCATCTAAAAACAATAGTACACCACCAAAGACAAGTAAAAGAAAAGTATTAAAAGAAGAACAAATAGGATAATATGGCATTAGGAGCAATAGAATTACCATCAGTATCATACGCTTTTGACAGCGACGGCACAGCAATGGTGCCTGTGACGGCAGGTCAAGGTGATAAGGTACTAGGCAAGATAGAGGTTTCATCACCTATGCAACAGGTGAGTGAGTTCTTTGCAGGTATCGATAAGAGTCTTATTAATCTAGTTGAGTTCGCTAAGAAGTCTTTTCAATTAGAAGAAAAAGATTCACAATTAGAATCGTTAGAAAGACAAAATACAGACGATAAAGAAGAAGGTAAAAAAGGTGGCATAATAGATTCTTTGAAAGAAGCATTTGGCTCTTTAGGAGAGTCATTTGATAAGGTAAGTATAGGTGAGAAGTTAGGGGCAGCATTATTAATTGGTTCTTTACTCGTATTTAATCAAGTTCAGGACGCTCTTGTAGCAGTTCTTACACCTATCATAGCTGGTGTTAAAAAACTAGTAGATATATTTGGTGCTAAAGGTGTATTCTTAACATTTTTAGGTACTTTTGCATTAATTAAATTTGCACCTCTTATAACAGGTGCGTTTAAATTTGCTAGATTTTTAGGTGGTCCTATGTTGACTGGTATTACAAGTCTAGGTAATGCTTTTAAATTAATGAGAACATTTATAATTTCAGATATGATACCTGCTATTGCAAGAACATATGGTGGTGTAAAAGGTAAACTATTTCAAGCAATAACAAGATTAGGTTTAGCTTTTACAGCATTAAGAACATTTATCGTTGCTTCAATGATACCAGCAGTGACAGGAATGATAGCTAGTCTAGCACCTGTGGCTGTAGCTCTAGCACCTTTCATAGCGATAGGGGCTGGTATAGTCATGGTATTGTATAGTTTAAAATCAGGTTTTGAAGCATTTAAAACATCACTTGAC